ACTATCGCCTTAATATTGTGACGATATTTTAGGCATTATGAGAGGGGTGGAATGATGGGTTTTTCTTTTTCAACAGACACAAAAAACCGCCTTGTTATCAGCGGTTTTTTTAATATGTTAGTGATTTTTTATTATCACTTACGCCACTAAGCGGCTTTTTTTTCAGGATCAACCAGCTTAGCCGTCTCCTCTTTAACAATGGCAATCTGCTCTTTAAGACCATCGCGCTTTTCAGTCAGTTGAACAATCTGCTGTTTTTTTGACGTGGTTGTACTGGTGCGTGGCGTTGGGTCTTTCTTTTTAGCCATTGCCGCCTGAAACTTGGTGCGGCCAGCATTCATAATGCCGATAATTTCATCAACCGCCTTTTTCTGGTCATCCTGATTTTTAATAGGGGTGATCTTTTTGTTAATCACCACCTGAAAGACATCGCCGCTTTCTTTGATTCTGAGTACCAAAGATTGAGAGTCCAGAAATGCAATAGCAATCTCTCGATACTTAACGCCATTGGTACGTTTAACCTTGCTTATTTCAGCACTGGCGGCCTTTTCGTCTTCCTGCATGGTCTTGTTGCCAGCGCGGGTAAAGATGCCTGTAATCTGCTTTAGAGCCTTAGCCGCACCCTGTTCTGTTGCCAAGTCCGTCCATGAGAAAAGCGGGGTTTTGTCGTGTTTTACTGTATTCATTAGATTGGATTTCCTGTGTTTCCGCCGCCCGTTTGAACGCCACTATGCTTGTGTGCCGAACCTACGCTCACGCCGTTATGTTTAAGTGTCGCGCTATTTATTGCTACATTGCCAGTTGCATTGATTGTCAAATCGCCTGACAAGGTAACGGTCAAATTAACCGCATTAAATGCCATTTCAGCATCGGCAACCAACTGTATGTTTTGATGGTGGAATCGCCGCCATCCGACATCGTTACCCGCTTTTGGGCAGCGATACCCAACTATGACGGGGTGGTTCTGATCGCCGTTGATAAACTCTACCCATATTAAATCATCGGGCAACAGTTCAATCTCAGTTGGCACAGTGCCTACCTTGGTTCGCGACTTATCACCAAGCGGGTAGCATATTTGCGCCTCTGGCAATACATCGCCGCCGTCCGTTATTTGCGGTATTTCTACCCGCGCAAGGCGAGTTGCCGCATCGTACACGCGAACTACGGCGGGGTATTTGCCTAAAAACTGCTGTTCGCTCATGCTATTAAGCGGCCTTTGACCGTAGCCACATTACAGCAACACTGATTGCCGCATCTAGTACGCACTCAAACACATCACCAAAAATGACTCTCAGGTCTTTTTTTACCTTGGCGTGCTTTTCGGCATTTGATAGCCCTGCTAGGTTTTCTGAGTCTTTAACAAACATCCGCACATCATTCCATAACCGCGCACCCAGTACGCCTTTCGCTAACTGGCTGATTGCCGCCTGCTTTAATTCAGGTATTAATTGCATCAAAACCTCACATCAATAATAGTAATGACAGGCACATCAAATGCACCTGTCTGAATATCGGATTGCGTTGTAGCACAGCCGCTAAGTAGTAAAGCCAGGCTATACGCCCACTTTTTCACTGGTTGCAGCCGTTAAATAGGCGTTCACCGCGCCGCCTAGGGTAGCCAATCCGTAGGCGATAGAGTTTAAATCGGTTTCTGGAATTTCGATATTGCCAAACTTTAACCCCGCGCCGATGATAATTAGTAGTGCGTTCATCACCAACTGTCTGTTCTTCCATGCTGCCGATGACTTAAGGCTTTCGCCTGCTTTTAATGCGTCTAACGCTAAAAATATTTTTCCCATTTAATACACCTACTTCAATAATTTGTAATACTTTTTAAAAAGGGCGATACGGTTATCTAAACCATGTGTCCTACCGTTTACCCGCTTAGTCACAGCGGTAATAACTTCCACTCGATCCCCTTTGTCGCAAATTGGTAAAATCTCTTTGATATGGAAAAACCAAGCGGCTGATAACAAGGGGTATTTAGTGGCAACCAAATCAGGATTTTTAACTAAATTGTCCATAGTTATATCGCTGAATAACCTGAAACTTTCTTTTCCAGTTAGCTGAATATAACCTTTTCCAGAATAGTGAAAGCCATCGCCGCTCGCTTCATTGCCGTTGCCCATGCGGTTAGCGTAAGCAATATTAGCAATCCGAACTGGCTTGCGAGCGCATTCATTGGCTAATTGACGATTAAAGTATTTAGGAAACACCTTAAGCAAGCCCTCTGCTGAATAGTTAAGGTTTTCTCTAATAGCAGTAAACCCAGCACTTTCGTGATGACACTGACTTAAAAAGTGTGCCAGTCGCAATGGGGTATTGATTTTGAATTTATCAATGACGGCGGGCAATTCTGCCATTACCGATTTAGGGGCAACGCCCTGTAGTCCTTCGATGTTCATGCTAATACCGATAGTTTTTTGTTAGCGGTATTTTATGGTGACTTTTGTAGGTGGAATGGTGGGTTTTTCCTGATTAACTCGCTACATCCCCTAGCCATAATTTTGTATATTGCTCACTACCACTTGAGTCTAGGCCGCCCTCGAACACATGAGCTGCTGTAATAACTGCATATTGACCAACGCCCTGTATGTCTATCACATCTCCCGCACAAATACGGGTATCAAAGGCTATTTTATTAATCTCCTTACGCCTTACCAGTACGCGCCCCATGTTCTGTAACTGCCTTTCATCCTTATTGGGTACAAAGGTAGATTTGCGGGTTTTTGTCTTGTTGCCATAAATGAAATTGCCGTTATCATCAATCGAGTAAAACGTAGGAATTTCATGACGCTCTAAAAATCCGCTGTCAAAGTCCTTTACTGAGCTGTTTGGCAAGCTCATGACAGGGGTTTGCTTCATCAAATCCTGCAATCTGAACAATGCCATTTTGCCATTTTTCCACCGAACAACCGCACCTTCTTCCTGTAAGGTCTTGGCAATATCAACCGTAGGATAATGGCCTGCATAGCAATAAAATCGCTTCACTGGCAGGTCGTTGTCGATAGCCTTTAAGGCTGCCCCGCTTGCTCGATAAATAGCCTGTATCGTGGTTTTTTCTTTGAGTATGGCGGTCTTTAGAATGAATGAAGCCTTGTAGACAGACTCCAGATAGGCGAATATCTCAATGAATGACATCTCATGTTCGCCTTGGCTTTGCCTGCCCGTTGGGGCTGCTGACTTGACGATATAAAATCGGTCGCTACCTGCGGTTATTGTTTGCCCTTCTGATAACAGCTTTCGCAATTCATTATCCACGCGAATGATCGCGTGCAATGTAGCAGGAATGGGAACTAGGTCTGAACGCAGGACGGCTGATTTTATTAAATCGCCGCGAATTTGTTTACCGTTCGATGGTATTAGTATCATTATTCACAGCAATAGGTTCAAAATCAGGGCAGTCTGCCGCCCGTTTCCCTTGCCCTTGCCCTTGGATAATCACCTTATCGGTTGTAAATACCTGAGTATGCTTAACGCAATCCATTTTTACAGGGCATGAGCCGTTAGTACAGAAAAACCTGCTTTTCATTGGTAACGCCTTTTTTTCCAGTTGCTATATGTCTTTTCACGCCCGCTAAATATAAAAAATATCAGCGTACAAAAGAGCAATACTATGAATATTGCAGTAGGGAAAAGCCTCATAAAATACTCACGACTGAGCATGAAAAAGCCTCGCGCTGCATATTCATCTCACACTGATTTATATCGCCTTGTATCTCAGCAACCGACCGACCGTAAACATCAACACCCAATGACCGACTGGCCTCAAGCAATACGGCATTTTCTTTCTCAACGTAATAGACAAACAGCGGGCTAATAATCGACCACTCACCAAGACTAATATCGGTTGCGCTGGTTATCGCTGGATATGGCGTAGGTGGCACAGGAGCAGGTACGGAAATTGGAATCAATAAATGCACGTCCAATGCCGCGTACCCCTGATAAAAGCGCACAGCCTTTAAAGCAACGGCGGTTAAATCAGGAGTCTCAAGCATATTACCAGCTAGATGCTCTTCCATGTACCGCGTTACTAAATCAGCTATGGTAGCCATTAGATGAACTGTGATGTAGCAGGGATGGTTTCACCGAAATAGTGATAGAACAATGTGCCGCTAATCATCAATGCTTGACTGCGGTTTTCCCAGTCTGTATCGGGGCTATCTGGCACAAAGAAACAGCCAGTGTAGCGTTTGCCGCCAACATGACGATCAGGCGTGCCGTGATACGCGATACAATCAAATTTACCCGCATTCTGCCCGCTGGTAGCAAGAATATCCAAGAAAGCCTGCTCAATAACATGCTTTTGCGTTTCGTAAAATGCCAAAGGCCCTTGCATTGCAACTTTTTGTTGTTGCTTTTCCCACCGATTAAAGCCAACAGGCATGGCTAGGTCAATTTCACCTGCCGCGCCCGCTTCTGCCCAAGGGCATTGCTTGGTTAAAACCCACAGGCTTTCATGACCTGCAATCTGTAAAGAAAAATCGGATGATATGGCGACCTGCCCAGCGGCAACTGACCTGTCATATAATAGTTTGGCATCGCTTAAAGAATTGTTCGCCATGTTTAAATCTCGCTTATGTTTAATGTTTCATGCAATTTGCAATCGTTTTGCAAATATTGTTAGTTCCGCTTATCACGCTGTTTAGTCGGTCTAAAACCTCCTTAACCAGCTTGTAATCGCCTTCTTTGTTCTTTTTCCACCCTTCGTAGGCCTTGCTATTGAATGCCTTATCGACAATGCTCATAGGTAATTCCAATGCGCTATTTATCGGGGTATTCATGTACAGGCTAAGATTAACTACTGCGTTAATTTGATCGCTTAGCCAGCTCTCTCGCTGACTTCGATAAACAGGAATGGGGGCGAAATCGTGTTGGCATTAAATCCAACTCACCCCCTTGCTCATCGCTTGTTTTTGCGGGTAATACGCAAATTCCGTACTGGTCAAAATCAATGGAAACCATGTGGTCCAGTTTTGGCCTATGGATTCGATAGGCCAGCATCAATGTCTCAAAATCGCTATCTGGATAGGCTAGAAAGGTATTGATGCGATTCTCTAGCCAGTTGTCCAAGTCCTGTTCTAAATCAAATTTAACGGGCTTTTCATTTTCAGCTATCAGTTGCGCAGCCATACCGCCGACCAACCAGTGCAAGTAA